TTTGCTTCTAAGTGGCTAGAGGTTGACCCTACTTTCATTGAACTTATCAAAGTCTCTTATGGAGTTATTCTAGCTGCTTATTTCATCGGCCGCAGTGCTGAAAAAGTCATAGACATGAAAGAGCGAGGTAAGTAAGATGACCCTACGAACAAAGCAATCTCATTTCGCCTTAGATATTGTTAAACTCCTAGTCTGGGCAACAGAGCAAGGTTATGAGTATACTTACGGAGAGGCTCAACGTCCAGTAGAAATGCAAGAAATTTATGTCAGGACTGGGCGCTCCAAGACTATGAACTCTTTGCATCTCAAGAAGCTCGCAATGGATATCTTCTTCTTCAAAGATGGAAAGTATCTAGCTACTAAAGAAGAAGTTCAACTACTAGGCAATCATTGGGAATCTATGTGTGCTGCTAATGAATGGGGTGGCAACTGGAAGAGCTTCAAAGATGTTCCCCATTTCCAGCGCAATCCACAGAATTAAACAATAGAAAGAAAAGATCATGGCAGATATTGAAGGACGTTATCCATTCTCTACAGCAGACGGAAAAGCTATTCCTCTGGATATTATTCGTCCTCATGGAATCATAAAAAAGAGTTTCTTATCTGCCAGTTCTACAGCTGCTCTCACTTGCCCTGCTTCTATTGAGGTCATGGCTCTTAGTGCCAACGCAGACTGCATAATTCAATTCGCAGTATCAGGCGCAGTAGCTTCAGCAGCAGCAGACGGAGTTCTAAAAACTGATGCTATTTTCGTCTTGGCTAATATTCTCACAGTTATCTCTCCACCTTTAGATAAGAAGAGTTTTGCTATTATCGGCGATAGCGCCGACGGAACAGCAGTAATCCAATTCCTACAGACCTGGAAAGGTCTCTCGTTAGCCTCTCAGGTCAGTAGAAAATAAAGGAAATAACATGGCCCAGCGCACTCAGATTATTGACATCACTAAGAGCTATCTTCCAGGAGATCCTAACGCCTTTCCTCAGAACCTAATCAATACTGACAGAGAAGATGGAGAAGAGAAAGTTCTGCCGGTTCTTCCTTATGAGGGATACAACTTCCTTCCTACTAGCTATGGCTATAAGAGCTATTTCGGGACGAACTCGAAACTGGCAATAGAAGCTTTGGGAAGTCGGGCCCAATTCGTTCTTCTCTATCAGCTTCCCACTTTTGAGAACCGCTTGATTGCTCTCTGTGAAGATGGTATTTGGATTGCCTTAGCTGATGGAACTGATCTGCGCTGGATACAGCTTGTTGTTCATACGTATGATCCAGAGGTCTACGAAGAGTGGACATGGTGCATTATTGAGAACGTTCTCTATATGTACAAGCAGGGAACAGGGCAAGTCTATACAACTGCTATTGGAACTTTGACGGTTCCTGAGATTCCTGGGATTCCTGGGATTCCTGAGGTTCCGGCTGTGCTGGGGGCGCTTGTTGCAGATCCCTCTGTCTATCAAACATTCGCAGAGTCAGTAGGAACCACTGGTGATGGTACATTTATTAATGGTAACTACTATGGAATAGAATATCAATACGTGAATGCTCTAGGTGAGGTGAGTTCTTCAATTTATGTAACTGACCTTCTTGCTGGTAGTAATGCTAGTTTTGATATTAACATCCTTTCTGGAACTCCTCCTCTAGCTGACCTCTCTCTTCGGGTGTTTGTTAATGACGGTGACGTCTCTGGAAATATGTTCTACAAAGACTTTCCGCTTACATCATTCCCAATTTCTATAGCAGGTTTCACTGGATTTGTAATAGGTTGGCCTACTGCTGCAAATCTTTATCTCGTAGGCACTCCAGCTATTCCCGCTATTCCCGCTATTCCAGCAGTTCCAGCCTATAATCTCTTAAACGATCTCGCTATTACAAACTTCACCCCCTCTTTCCTTAATATGGCAGGTCAGATGGGAATCTTCAAAGCAGGGACTCGACTAGGTTTCTGGGATTCTGCTAACAGTATTGGATGGTCTAGCAACCTTGACCTCACAGATTTCACTCCTTCCATTGAGAACCTAGCTGGTAACTCAATCTTTGAAGCACTTGTTGGACGGATTGTAACTTGTCGCCAGCATGGAGAAGGCTTCATTATCTATACGACTAAGAGTATCGTAGGCGCCAACTTCACTGCTTCTGGGAACCTTCTTTGGGATGCTAAACAAGTTCTTACTTCCACGGGTATTGCTCATAGCGGAGCTGTTACCACAGGACAGGCGGACTCAGAGCACTTTGCTTTCACAAACAATGGCATTGTTAAAGTTGGTAAGTACACTAGCTTAACAGGCAAACACGAGCTTGAGTGGATTGTCCCTGAACTCTATGATCTCTTGAAAGAGAGTAGAACTCCTGTCTATCTTAATATCCTTCAAGACCGCTATCTCTGTTTCTCCCTGACAGATAATCGCTATATCAATGGCGCCGTCTCCTTCTCAGAAGGTAGAGCTAATCCTTATATCTTTACTATTGATTGGTACATTCCTTCGGACAATGATCCGATTCCGAATTATACACTTCCTGCTGTTGAGTTGTGGGATATTATTCGGAATGAGCTAGGTAATGGCGGGAATATTTTCAAGAGTGGTTTGAATGAGCGCTGGACTCCTCTCTATACAACTACGATTGATACCATGCTCGCAGGGTTCTATGCTCGCTGGGAGTATATGAGACCTTTCTTTGAAGCTGCCGGTAGAGTTCCCTATACTGGTTTTAATGCAATTCTCTCGAATGTCGGCGAGCCTACCGCCGCTACTATTACGAACCTACTGAATCCCCCTATCTCTGCTTACCATTATGGAACACAGAAAGACTTCCCTGAGGTGCGGGCGTTCTTCTCTACGTATGGCGCCGATATTTATAACAATAATGAAGCACTTATCTTAGCTCAGGAAGCTGAATGGGAAAGTTTCACTAAACATCAGTTGCTGAATAAAGAGAAGATCGAGAGTACTTCGGATATAGTAAATATAGGGATTTCCCCTGCTACAGTAACTGAGCAACGAACTAGTTTCATTGAAACCTATCTAAGTCCAGGTAATTATAACTGGGAGATAGGGTATGAAGTATATATAAATTCAGTAAAAGTCTATGCAGGTACTAGATTAATAACACTTAGATGGCCCGGGGGCGGTCTTATATCTACTTATACTGTGACTAATAGCTATTTAGTGGCTCCTCTTAGTAATACCGGGTCATGGGTCTTACCTGCCCACATAGCATTTGGAACATTGAGCGCTGATCGTGTGCACGGGTTTACCGCACCTACTGGAAATAGTCTTATTTATAAAGTTAATTCTGCTTCCTGCTATGTAGACGCGGGCGCGTCCGGGGATCTTGTTGGAGATAACTGGATAACTGGATTAGATATTACTACTCTATCCTATATTAATCCTATGCCTTCTATGCTAGGAGAGTTAGTAACAGGGGAAGGTAATAATGAATGGCTTACTAAAACAGGCGATATAGGAGATATGCCAGCAAAAGAGGTAATACTTAGGCGTACCTTTAATAAAGTATATGAAATAACACGAGAAACTATAGTTAATTATGTTATAAATAACTACGTTGTTTCTTATAATCCAACTAGTAACTTTACTGTCGCAGAGGTTACAAAAAATATGGGCTACTCGCAAATTCGTATGCTTGTAACTCACTGGGATCTTATCGAAGACCATCTCTATGGCAATTTTACAATCAAGCGCCGTGTTCCTGCTGGCTCTATGACTCCTAGAATCTGGGAGAATAAGCCTGTTAGTTCTCTACCTCCTAATCTCTGGTCTTATTCAGAATATACAGCTCAGCGTATCACAGACCCCGCAGCGGGAACCATTGATGGAATCTCTGTCTATGGAGTTGATCCTTTCCTTTCCTCTGACGTCATTGACCCAGCCTATCCTCTTGAGCGCGATCTCTCTTTCTCTCTTCCAGGTTCTACGTTCCTTTTCCAGACGGGCTCAATCTCTGCGTCCTATCCAACTTTTGCAGGAGCTATTGTCTTTGACTTGCAGCTTAAGAAGTGGGGCAAGTACAAAGGCGACTTTAAGCTCTTGCTAGAAACTAATCCAATCAATACAGAGTCCTCGGCTGTCTTGTCTTATACAGACCTAGGAACTAATGCAGGAATCTTGGCGCCTAGTGGAGACATGTATCTCTTTGACTCAGCTCCTGTAGATAGCTGGATTCGTTATGGCAAAGCAGGCTTTTATAGACAAGGAATGAGCAATCTCTTAGAAGTAAAAGCCTCGATGCGGAATCCCTCTACTTTCAATATCATTACAGAGAGTAGTATGGATGGGAAAGTAATAGAGAATTCTATTTCTACAATGACTTCCTTTGCAGATGCTGTGCTGGGTGTATCTTATAAGGATATCAGCGCTCGCTGGCATACTATTAAAATTGACGGGAACTTTGACTTGACAGGTCTAGAGTTCAGAGCTACAATTGCAGGTAGAAGATAACTTTTAGATAAAGGGATAATATTATGGCCTCCTTCCAAGAAACATCTCGCGCTCTTACTCCGGCTCAGTCGGGGGTTGTTCTTACTAATCCGACTCAAGGTATTACTGATGTAAGTTCTTCTGGTGGTATGGGTTCTAGCTTTACTGGGATTGAAAACCCAGAAGCCCTAGCTATCCTTATGGAGACTATTCGTCAGATGGCCTCTGGTGGAACTGCTGAACAGAAGGCTCAAAGAGCAGAACGCCAAACTCAGCTTGAGAGCGCTCGTGGGACTCTAGGAGACTATACTAAGTCGGCGGCCTACAGCGATGCAGCCGATCTCATGGCCCAGCAATTGCGTAGAAGCCTTGAGCAGAATATGCCGGCTATCTCCAAGTCTATCCAAGGAGCTGGAACTTCTGCAAGTAGTATGCAAGGTCTTCTAAGCCAGAAGCTGGCAACAGAGAGTGCGCAGTCTGCAGGAGCTTTAGGTGCTGAACAAGCTAAAGCCTATGGCGGAATCTCTGCGCAGCTGCAAGGGGTTCTCGAAGCTCTTACTCGCGCTGATCCTACTCTGCAAGAGCAACTTCTCAAGGCTCTTGATTTAACTAAAGTGCAGAAGAGTGTGCAGAGTCAAAGCCAGACTTCTAGCAGGACTGGTGGAGGAGGTGGAGGTAGTTACTTTCAACCCGTAGGCCCACAAGGAGGCTCTGCTCCTATTCCAGCCTATGATCCCGGCCCGTCTTATAGTGGGGGCGGCGGATATTCTTATGCCCCTAGCCAAGGCGCTCTGTTCTATAATGGGCAAGAAGTTCCTTCTGGCTCTGGTTTCATAGTCAATTCCTCTGGCGCCGGTACTACTTTCCAAGGCGGTTATGGAGCAGATCAATTCTATTCACCTTCCTTTGATACTGGCTATGAGCGTCCTGCGGGAGCAACAGGCTTTGAAGGCTTTACTTCTATGTCAGGAGGCTCAAGTGATTCGCAGCAAGGATATTGGGAATCTGATGACAGTTGGGGCTGGTAAAAGGAGCTAAGATTATGTCACTATCCACCTATGACCAAGAGCTTCTTTCCTTAGCTCAAGATAACTCAGAGCCTTCTACTTCTTTCTTTACGGAAGAAGGGAGGAAGATTCTTCCTACCAAGGCCGACGTAATGCGGGAAGCTTTTAAGCCCGCTCCTGTTCGGCAGATAGCTCCTTCTACAGCTGCTAGAGAAACTCCTAGCGGCGCCAACTTCATGGCTAATCTGGATACACAGATGGCAGAACTTGGTGCGCTGAAAGATGACCCAGAAGCCTATGCCAAGAAGTTGGCTATGACTGAGGCCTCTGTAGCAGCTAAGGCTACTGACTTCTACAATCAAGCCCAAGCTACTGCAGCTGCTAAGTACGGGATTCCTGATCTAGAGAATCAAATTAGACAGCTTAAGATGCGAGAGCAATCAACTCCTGCTTATGTTCTGAAGTATGGCAATATTGATAGTGATGAAGTTGTTGCTGCTAAGAAGAACTTAATGGCTGCTAGGAATGCAGCTGACGGCGCTATCCCTGAGATTCTAAAGGGAAATCCGGCCTTTGCTTCCTTGCAGACCTATGCCACTACTCTTATTGACTTCTCTAAGCGGAATCAGCAAAGAGAGATGGACAAGCTAGGAGATATGGAGCGCCGGGCCTTAGATACTCTCTCTGGTTTCTCCACTGATCAGCGCGAGAAGCTTGCAGCTCTTAGTGGCTTTGATGATCCACGTCAGCAATATCAATTTCTTAAAGGGAACCAAAAGAATATTGAGCAAGTTCAAATAGCGCTCTCAGCTGAAAGCCCGCAAGAAGTAGCAGCTTTGGCTCTGACAGGCAATAAGTATGCAGCACAGCTTGCTTTCAATAATGAAAAGAGAGTTCTTGGAGCTGATGCTAGACCTAAGATGCAGACTCTTGAGCGTATTGTTGCTGATCCTAACGCTATGCAGGCCGCGTTCACTGAGATGAAGAATGCAGGAGCTTTTGGCCCTAATGTAAAAGAGTGGGAAAAGAAGATGTCTGCTGCTGTAGCAGGACTCTCTGGAGATAAAGAAGCACAGAGGGCTTCCGCTTTCACTCGCCAAGAAGTTGCTAAAGAGTATGGTAAGTTCATAGCGGAGAAAGAATTCACCACTGACTTGCTGGGCCTGCAGAATAGAAGCAAGGTTCCTCCCCCGGCTTGGCTTCAAGCTGCGGCTAGTGATGTGAAAGTCTCTGGTAATGGCAAGATCTCTTTTGACCAAGCTATAGCTTTGGCTAACCAAGCAGATACTTTAGAGCAGAAGAAAGCAAGAGGCCAGGAACTTCTGTCTTACTACACCGAAGCTGTTAAGAAGCAGAATGACTCCACCCTCTTTCCAGTACGCCCTTTCCTAGTTGAGCAAATGAAGGCTAAGCTTACTATGGAAGCTTCTGGGATGAATATCGCTAAAGCAATTGCTATGCCTTTCAAAGCTATAGGAACTGGCATAGGCGAAGCTGCCAATATGGCTGGCTTAGCTATAGGAGCAACAGCTCGACTTCCTTACGAAGCTCTTACCACCCCATTTGAGAATCTCTCTGCTAGCGGTGTTCTTAAAGGAAGTATAACAAAGACTATTGAAAAAGCCGGCGGCCCTGGTACTAGCCCAACCCTCTTACGTGCTTCTAAAGCGTTTGCTACAGGAGAAGGAAAATGAGCATTCTTGACGAGACAGGGGCTTACGAGCCTCTTGATAAATACTTAGCTCCTACTGCTGCAGCTGGCTCCTCTATGGCTTTGCCTGAGAAACTGGTTTATGGTGCTATGGCTACTGTGGTAGATATCGGAACTACGTATTGGAACTCCTTGACTCCTGAGAAGTACAATGCGGATACTGCCGATTTGCTCTTACGTATTGATCAAGACGCTCTTCAGGTTTATAATGAGCACCCAGATGCTGTCAGAACTGCTTCCTTCGTAGGTGGAATCCTAGCCCCTGTTGGTCTCTCTATTAAAGGGATGAACATGCTGCGGTCTGGTGCTAAGGGAATGAGTTTCTTCTCTGAAGCTGGTCAGGCTTCTCGCTTGGCTCAAACAGAGGCTGCCTTCGCTAATGCAGGTAAGGATGCAGCTTTTATCAAGGCTAAGTGGGATGTCTATCGTGGCGTTGCTATGAATGCTGTGACCGATAATATCGCCGCCGAGATTGCTATCATAGGCACTATGTCTGCGCACCCTTACCTGGAAGATTACATGAAGAACTTAGGTTCTAACTTCCTTATGGGTGTAGCTTTTGGCACTGGTATTCAGACAGGTCTGGGCACTATCATTGCTAAGAGCCAGATAGGAAAGCTTACAGGCGCTATTGAGAAGGAGGCCAACGTGGTTCTCAAGGATGTCCTTTGGGATCCTATGGTTGAAGCATCTATTACACAGCGTTCGCACTTAGGTGAGCTGGCCGCCGTTCATGCTCAAGGCGTAGAGAATCTCAAGACTATTGTAGCAGACGCGGACACGGTTAATACTTGGGCTTTGAAGCCCTTCACTATTGAGACTCTTAGGAATACTGCTGTCAGAGAAGAGGCAAGTCTCGTAACTAAACTGAAAGAAGCTTCAGTAGGAGACTTCCAGAAATTCTTGGACACTGCTCCTGCCGAAGTAACTGAACAATATCTTAGCTTCATCGCCAAGGTTGAGAATGCTGGTCTGGATAAGATTGGCTTCGCTGAAGTTAAAGGAACCACAGGAAAACTCGCTGCTGGAGAAGCTGCAGGAAAGTTGCAAGAAGCTCCTTCGCTTTTCAAAACTGTCCTTAGGGCTATCAAAGGCGTAGCCGAGCCTGTTGAAGTTGCTGTCAAGACTGATGCTATCTACTTGGCAACTCATAACCGCTACATTGGGAAAGCTGACGGCCCGCTCTACATGAATGTAGCTGATATGGGTAAAACTATTGAAGGACTAGAAGCTGAAATTGGCAAGAACTTCGGCCGAGCTCCTGACGCAGACTGGTCTATTACTGCTCGTGGTGCTCATACTGCTGAACTGGATGCAGACTATGCCAAAGCTGTCTTAGCTGTCGAGAAGTGGGAGCCGGCCGACTTCCAAAAGGCTATCCTTGATCCAGATGATCTCCCTGCTTTGAAGGCTATCTATGGCCGGGCTGGGAAGTTGTTGGAAGCTGATCCTACCCTGAAACTCTCGATCAAACTAACTAAAGAGAAGCCTAGTTGGGGTGCTGTACAACAGGCTGCGCTTATCAGAAAGGGCGGAGTCTCGGCTACTTATGTTGATGATCTGAAGAGAGTTGAAGTTGAGTGGGACTCTTATAGTCTTTACAATTGGAAAGGAACCCAAAAGGCTGGAGTAGAATACGAGAGCCATAAGGCATTAATGGATTGGGTGAAAGGAGAGAAAGAAGAGTTGCGTTTAGGTGCAGCGCTTCATAAGAACCTTATTCCAGGGGGTGTAACTGCTCTTAATATGAAGAATAAGGAAGCTATCCGTCTACGTGATACTGTTTCTAGAATTTATAACTCTAAACAGAGCGAGGCACTTCGTGCTAAGATGCAGACTATGGCTGATGAAGATGGTTTCGTCTGGCTTTATCGTGGTCTCGCCCAAGAGCCTAGACAACACCAAGCACTTGAGAGCTACGCCTTGTCTGGTAAGAAGGCGAGTGAATTCACACAAGGATATGAGAAGGGCGTGAAGATGTATAAGGTTCACGTCGATGATATCTTTGCTGGCGTAAAAGATATGGGGCCTGGTGGTTCTATCTCTAAAGCTGCGCCTGAGATTCTAGCTTTCCCACCGGTACGAGATTGGGCACAGATTGCTAGGTCAGGTTTACGAGAGCTTCCCGATGAGCTTCTGATCCAGATGCCAGAAGTTACTCCTATGGTTGGAGGGAAGTCAGCTGTTGCTACTACTCTGACTGAGCTTGAGGAAGCTATGAAGGTAGCCCAACTCAATGCCGTCACAGACCTAGCAAGCAAAGGCTACGGTCTGGAGACTATCGCCCTTAAGACTGGTACTCCTGAAGATACTATCGCTAGGATTCTTGAGACCAAAACTGTTGAAGGCGGCGGACTTCTGAAGTATAAGAGTCGTGAGGATATCATCGCTGCTCTAGATAGTAAGAATCGGAGCCTGGCTCTCTCGACTGAAATGAATAAGGTTCCCCAGCCGGGTCTCTTTGCTGAGTTGAATAAGCGCGGCCTAGACAATAGCTCTGACAGCATTCTGGAATATTATCTTCTGTCCTCAAAGTCGGATATTGTTAGACAGTTCGGAGAGACCTTGCTTTCTAAAGACTTACAAGTTTCACAGAAGGCTCTCTACGACGAACTGGCTACAATTACTGGTTCTGAGATGAAGACTTCTATGCTCTCCTCTACAAACCAAGTGATGGAAGCTCTTGGCCCTGTTGGTATGATTGCCAACTATATTGGTAAGGAGACTATCCGTATCAAGAACCAACTCACTGAGTCTTTCGAGAAGCCTATCTCTGGGCTGATGTCCTCTATCATTCAGAAGGGTGAGGCACACCTCATTGAAGCTAATACGAGTATCGCCGTCAATGCTTCTATTAAAGGGCCAAGGATTTATAAGGATGGCGCCTTCTGGGTTCCTGCTAATAATGTAAAGCTACAGGACTTCCTATCGCTCTTGAAACTAAGTGATGATGAATTCCGAGGCGCTTTGAATGCAGCCGAGGAAGGGAAAGAGTTTGCAACGAAGGCTCTCTTCAAAGGCCAGGAGTATGAGATAGCTACCCCAGAACTTCGTCAGATGTGGGAGAAGATTCAAGACTATGGCCGTGAGATGTACGAGATGAAGAATGTTCGTTACAAGGCTATGGGCAAGGAAGGCTTGAATGATATTGGCCTGTGGGCGCCGTCTTTCAACCCAAGGAATAAGAGCATTGCTTATGTTCATAACCTTGTTAATGACACTACTAGCATGCTCTATGCTGAGAGTGATGAACTCCTGGCTACTGCTATCAAGAGTTATGAGGATGCGCTCAGGAGTAAGCACGGAGCTAATTGGCGTGCTCATGAACGTATTGTCACTAAGAATATGCAGGAGCCTTACAATACACTAGCTGGGCGGCATGACTCTCTGACTATGCAGGCAGCTGATCTGACGAAGCAACACGGCGGGGCATCCACTCCTACTATTGTTTCAACAGATACTTCTGTATTCCAAGATCTTCTGCAAGGATATCAGGAGCACATTCATGGCGGAGTAGAAGGCATCATGGAAATCAAGATGAATTCCACTATGAATGCCTTGAAGAATCTTTCAGACATTAGCCAGGGGATGTATGCGGCTGAGAGCAAAGGGATTCTCTCTAAGCTTGGCAGCAAGCCTGCTGATGTAGGACAAACAGTCAGGAAGATTCTCCTAGGCCAGCCGTTACTGTCTGAGCATAAGCCTTGGTCTGAGCTTCAACAGCGACTGCAAGTTGGCTCAGATATGGTTCTAAAAAACATCACAGAGGTATTCCAACCACTTCTAACTCCACTTACTACTAAACTTACAGGAGCTAAACTCCGTAGTGAGGCAGAATGGAGTAATATTCTCAAGGAAATGGATGCTAAGGGTATTGTTAATCCTTTTGATTCTCTTGATAAGACCTTTGGGCTAGGCCGCTATATGCTAGAAGGAAAAGGAACAGCTGAGGGACTAACTCCTAGAGGAGTGGCTTTAGGCAATGCTACTGCCGCTACTCTCATGCTTCGTGTAGGCGAGCTGGCTCAGCCGCTTGTCAATGCCCTCTCGCTTCCTATTCTTACAAGCGCAGCAATGAACAGGAAGCTGGCTAGTTCTTTCATGGGAACTGCTATTGATCCTGAAGCTAAGTTCGCTCTGGCTCGTACTATGCATAATGGTGTGCGCCTAATGAACCATCCCACTGAAAGTGTTAAGTGGAGCAAACTAGCTGAAGAGCGTGGGCTCTTTAACATTGAGCTGAGGAATGTGACTGAACTTCTTGAGCATCAGCGTAGTCTTGACCCAGGTCTTATGACCTTAGCTGAGAAGGGTATCGAGAGCAAGCTTGTTAGCCTTCTATCGAAGCCTGCTGACTGGAGTGAGAGCTTTGTTCGCAGGACTTCTTTCTTCACCGCAGTTGATATGGCTAAGAGAGCCTATCCAGGGATCAGTGATACTGGTGTGATGATCTTTGCTAGGAACTTCATGGATGAAGCGATCGGTAACTATACTGCGGCTCAAAGGCCAGCATTCTTCCAAGGAACCTTCGGTGTTGCACTGGGCTTGTTCCAGACCTACATGCTTACAATGGCTCAGGCTATGTATCGGCAAGTGGAGCATAAAGACTGGGCGTCACTTGGTAAGATGCTTCTCACACAAGGGACTATCTTTGGAGCGGCTTCGCTTCCTGGCTTCCAAATTGTTAGCGAGCAGATTGGTAAGAGCTTCTCTGACAATAATGTAGATTTGGAGACTGGGCTTATTAGAAGTATGCCGGACAAGATGGCTGACATAGTTCTCTATGGACTGCCTTCTAGCTTCGGGCCAGGTATTACTACTCGTGGCGAGATTCAACCAAGGATTCCTAATCCATTTGCAGTGGATCAACTGGTTCTAGTGAATATGACAGGCCAGGCTTATACTGCAATGGAGAGGGTGGCTTCTGCTGCTTGGAATGCCGACGAGAGTGCTGGCCGTGCTATCCTTGAGGCTATCTCTCTTCAGTCTATCAGCAGGCCAATTGCTCGAATCTCTGAACTCGCTGTTGGTAGGAGTATTACTTCACGCGGCGACATAGTTTCAGATGATATCCAACCCTCGAACTTAGATAACTTCTTCTCTCTCTCAACACTCTCGCGTGTTATGAGTACTAGGCCGCTAGAAGAAATCAAAGCACGGGAAGCCCTACATATGAACACTGTCTATGGAGCCGCGGATAGGGATAAGCGCAGGGCTGTAACTGCTAGACTCAAGAGTCATATCAGAAATGGTAATCTCGACTCAGAGGTTCTTGATAACTTAGCTGAACGGTATATGCGTACTGGTTCTAGTGTAGGCTGGCGGGCTGCTGTCTCTGATGCTATTAAGCAGGCAGGTCAGAGCGGTGACGCTACGACTATGAAGAAGCTCGGTAAGGATAATATCTTGAATGTTATGATCGACGATCTTGAATGAAATGATTTAGATTCTTTGCTTTTACAAGAAAAAGCCCCTCTAATATATAATAAAAGAGGGGCTTTTTTTTTATAGTAAAAGCAGCTAAAATCTTAAATCTCAGCCCTTTTTCTAGAGAACTTGTTGTAGAAGAACTGCGTGACGGGCTTGGTAGATTGCATCCTCTAGTGCATTATGTTTCGTTTTATTCTTCTCCTCAGCAGTGACATGAGGAAGAAGAGTCTTGAGAGTCCTGTAACAACGGCCAGCATAAGGACTCCAAGGTTGCTCTAGGTCTAGCTTCTTATAGTAGGCTGCCAAAATAGGAAGATCAAAGTCGGCGCCATTACCCCAGATTTGAATATCCTTTCTTACTGCTGGAAGCCCGCCCATCCAGTCTGAGAACTTGTTAAGGACTTCTAGAACTGGCAACGTACCACCCATTGCTTCTTGCTTTACATGGAATGGCTGCTTATTCCACCAGCGAACAGTATCAATGTTCTCTTCAAAGCCTAAAGCTTTAGAGTCTGAGATTGAAATCCTTTCATAGAATTGGTGCCTAAGGTCAAAGGTACAGGCTCCAATAGTAAGAACTACACAGCCTGCATGAATGCCTAAAGTTTCTAGGTCTACCATTACGTCAAGTTTGCTCATGTTTGTTTTCCTTTTCTTTCTTTTCTATTAGTAAGACAGGTTGGACAGACGAACCTACTGCTATGTCTTGTAAATATTCTCTTTAAGTTTGAGAAATTATATTGCTTAGAACAAGAAGTGCAATAGACCTTATCCTCTGGCTGATAATTACGCCTCGGTGTCGTCATCAATTACAAGAACCTTCCTGTCGCTTTCTATTGCTCTAGCGCCGGTTACGCTCTTGTCACCATTGTAGCGCCCTTTGGTAGCATAGCTATGTTCAGGCTTAACTGGACGGTGACGGAAGAACTTGATCTGCCCGATCTTATCCAAGTAGTGCAGGACAATCTCGTGGTAGTTAGTAACGTTCTTAAGCTCAAGCGTAAGCGTGGAGCCATTCCAGCCAGCATCACACCAGCCGGCTTTAAGATGTTCCAAGCCAATCCTAGCCATAGAACTCTTGAGCATATACTCTGCGCTGATATCATTCGGGAAATTAAAGACTTCATGTGAGTGGGCTAGGATGAACTCTCCTGGGAAGAGAATGAATGGGCCATCCTTCTTGAGATTATGCCGAATCATTGTTAGAGCTTGACGTTCCCGAAGAACTACTCGGTTCAAGTGCTTGCCTTTTACTTTGTGAATATCATTCCAATCAAGCGGGCGCTCAATTAGAAGATCCTGGCCGAGTCGAATATCTAGGGAGCTGGAATTAATAAGTTCTGGATCAGAGTATTCAACTATATCCTTGTCCAGAAGGTCTTCAATTTCATCATGGCTTAAGAGCATTTTGTTTCTCCTTGGTTTAGGAACTAGGAACTAAGAACTAAGACTGACAATCTCTACATTCTTCAATGCAAAGACTTCTTCATAGGCTGCTGCGAAAGCATTAACATCTGAGGCTGGGCCAAAGGCTTTCCTTTCTCCTTCTAACCATATCTCCCACTCATGGCTGATGCTGTTATTACGTACTCCTGAGAATCTCTCTTTCTTAAGCTCAGAGGAATCCTTGAAGTCATTATGATCTGGCCTCTTGAAGTTCTCTGTTCTTAGAACTCCTTTTGAATTTCTATTGCTCATTTCCTTTAACTCCTTTCTTCTGCTGTTAGTATGCTCTCGTCAATCAAATCTGATTCCCACTCCTTAGTAGCTATATGAAGTGGCATGTATCCTTGCTTACCTGCGATTGTTATTACTTGAGCTTTCTCGCTGTAAATTAAAGACTTCATAATATCCGAGAGTTCAGTGATCTTAGTTAAGTCCTTACTTACTTTCTTAAAGATGTCATTGATTGACAGTGGTTTAACTGCTTTGTGTAGGATGTCAATGATACTGTTACTGACTTCACTATACTTACTCTTGCCAAATTCCCCTAGTGCTTTAGGCATCCGTCTCTCAGCTGCAGCTAGAACTGTGTTGGCATGGATGACGATTTCCTCGTCTATTACCATTGAAAGCCTGGAGGCCGCTATGATTATTGAGAGCTTAAGCAAGTGAGTGAATCTTCTTGTTGTGTAGTGCTTGAAGCGTAGATCATCTATCTCTACGAAGCCTCTGTATATCTTATCCAAGAGAAGCTTCGAGCCATCAGTGTAACACATCTCTCCCTTAAGTTCGTCTCGCATTTCCCTGAGATACTCTACTAGGTCTGCTCGGAGGTCTGTGTTGACAGGCGGCGGGAAGGTTATCTTCTTGCTTGTTGGATCAGAGTAAACAAAGATCATTCTAGACATGAAGCCATTCCCTAGAGCTTCGGGAGGAATAGCTAGGGCTAGGCCTTGAACTGTATTGCCGCCGTAGATATTCACAGTAGGCTTATCGACAACGATACTCTTCCCATGAATCTTTGGGTGAGTATAAACTGACATATTATCCCAGAGCTTAGTGAGCATTGTCATAAACTCCATCCCACCCTGGCCTACGAAGTCTGTGAATTCCTCAGCTACTACATAGACTTCACTAGGAGAATCCACAACGAGAGTTTCAAGATCGGCATCTGGGAGAAGTTCCTCTGAATTGTAGGGTTTCATCTCCATAAGGAAGCGTTCCTTAGAGAGACGATCTGGACAGAAGCGGGAGTAGCCAGCAGCTTTGATTAGCTTGGCTCCAATGTTCATAGAAGTTCCCTTCCTAGTCCCAGGACTTCCCATCAGCATTATATACTGGTTAGGATAGATAGTCCCGTGGCCGAAAGGGAGATGAACTTGGCGACCGAGTAAAGCTCCTAAGCAGGAAATCGCCGTCCATCTGTGATAGATAGCTGGCGACTCTGTTGCTCCTACATAGCGAAAGTACTCTTTGAAGAAATCCATGCCAATATACCAGGGCTATTATTTGAACCGTAGATATCCATCAAGATAACTACCCTCACCTTCCTCTTCTTCATCGTGTAGGCATGCGTAATATAGGAGTTTTGTGCAAGGTTTATTGTCTAGGTTTTCGTAAGCCCAGATAAGATAAGAGGGATTCTCTTCAGCTATCTGTTCTGGGGTCTGCCCTTTATACTTTCCGAATGTGAGAGGCGTCTCGTCGATAGAAAGAGTTTTTATATTTATTACTTTCTTAAGATCAATGGAGGTCATTTGAATTCTTCCATAGTAGCCCAGTCAGTTCCTAGCTTATAATCAACTGGGATATTAAGCGTGCGACCATGAATTATAACAGGATTCTTCATTCTGTCAAGAATTTCAGGCTTAAAGAACTCTTCTCTTTCTACCTTGAACTGCTGTAAAGAAGAGTCATGAATCTGAGCCTTCATTCTCAGCTGTGTTGGATATTGTTTCTGCAACTTCCATATCTTCCAGAAGCCTAAGTTCAAGACTGCTCCTGTTAGATGTTGCGGGCCATGCGCTACTGCCGACGAGAAGATCTGATACTTCTTATCAATGTCCCCGAAGAAGTAGCGAGTATGACCGCTTGGACTCTTAAGCAAATGCGTGGCTCTGATCTCATTCTTTACTTCTATATACCAAGGCCGGACTCTATTGAATGGGCGATGATAGGATTCAAGAAGAGAGTGGGCAAAGTCTTTCAAGGAGACTTCATCAGACTTAGGCTTAGCAGAAAGAGATACTTTAGTGCCAAGAACTTCAGCACCTAGTAGGATATTAGCTACACCGGCGTTGTCTATAAAAGTAGCGGCGCCCATCATGAAGTTAGTGCCATGAACGATTCTCTTTAGGACTGCGTTACGGAATGCTTTAGTGACCTCTGGATAAGGAATACCGAAGAAGAGCGTGCCAAGGGATTTATAGAAGTCCTTCTCTGGGTCTTCAAGAGCAGCCATGAGGTTAGTGTCTTGAGCAAGGTAAGCAGTTCCTCTAGCGTCAGACTGTGATTGATCTGCCTCCATGAGAAGAAATCCTGTATCTGCGACAAGCATTCCTTTTGCGTATGGGGGTATATTCTGAACTTGAGTTCCACACCAGAAGCTACTGGATGTGCAAGCCATTCTATTTGTATCTGTTCCGAAAGGGTTAAGAGCCCAGATGAGCCTTCCGTTCTTAAGAGCGAAATCAAAGTATGTTCCAATTGCTTTCTGTGCTTCTCTATAAGAGATGATCGCATCAGTGAGTCTAAGCAAGATAGGATGCTGTTCTCCGCAAGCCTTGAGATTCTTTTCATCTGTGCCTCTCTGCATTTTAGTTTTCTTCTTGGTGGCAGGATCTTTGCGCCAACCAATCTTAGGATCTGAAGCACCAAAGATATCATAGATGATGTAGGCTACTTGCTTGGGCGAGCCTGGATTGAATTCGGAATCATCTACTAAGAGCTTAAGCTGCCTGAGGGCTAGGAGCTGCTTGTCTAGGGCTGTGGCTCTAAGTTTATTACGGACTTCTATATCAACTTGAAATCCCTCGAAGTTACAGTAGAGAGAGGGATAGACCATAGGGAACTGACGTGCATAGTTCTTCCTAGCATAAGGAGGAAGAGTCTTGAGCTGGGAGATTGCAATACGTAAAGTTGAGAATGTATCTCTCGCGTTGTAAGCCCAGTAGCGGTTAATGTCCTGGCTCTTGCTAGAGGCTTCGGCCTCATCCTTCCACTGAATATAATCATGCAAGTGCAGGGAAGCAACGAAGTCTAGGGACTTAGGCAATGAGCAGAACTCAGCATGTTGCAGGGCCATAGTATCTATGATCCAGTTGAGTGGTTCTGCGTGGTAGCATATGGAGTGAGTCGAGTCATACATTCCATTGTGCATAGCCTTGGCTTGGGGCAGGGCATTGACTTGACGTAGTAGGAGAATGGCCTCGCAGTAGCTTAGATCATCGAGCCAATGATCCACGCCAAAGTCGATAAAAGGCAGGACATAATTGCCAATACTGCCGTCACTACGAAGAAAAGCCCAAGAGACACAAGTGATAAGAGTATCCCCGGCCTCTGGCATCTGTGTCTCGATAGGAAATGTACCATCTTTAAGCTCCTTGTCTGGCGTGCCGCCAAAGGTTTTAGTCTCTATGTCGTAGGCGATGAGGATTGACTTAGCCAAATCTTTGTAGGCTGCCTCGAACTTATCAGCAGAATCTAAGACCTCGAACTCAAAGGGAACTACTGGTAGGTGCGAAGTTAAGAGCTTGTCAATATCTTTCCCTAACAACCATGAGCCATGATCCACAGACTGTACGTGGGCTAGAGAGTTACAGACTACAACAGGGAACTCATAACGAAGAACGCTCCCACGATAGTTGTCTAAGGTGGGAGCAGCGCCGGGAACTAAGTTCCTTAGTGTAGAAGCATTGCAGCATAGGATGGCTTTGGCTTTGATACTTGCTGCCTTAGCCATTAACATTCCAATATCCATAGGAGAGGAAGTGGCAATGGCTTCTATGTTCTTATTGCGTAAGTGCCATTGCAGAATTCCTAAGAATCCTTGCTCTGCTTTATCGTAATTGACTAGGACACGCATGTGTTTTCCTTTTTTGTAAATGAATTAGAAGCCTCCACCTATTTCCTACATTGCATCTATCACTAAGTTTCCCGCTCAGCGACATTTCCTTTCTTTGATATACATAGAATCCGGCTATGTCCGGTAGGTGGAGGAGGAGACTCGGCTTGGGCTTAAAAGAAAGACCCTTCCTTTGTAGGGAAGGGCCAGTCTTTTAAGAGCTAGGCTTGTAGTTTAGGCTTTTGCAGGGATGATACGGATGGTCAGGTTCTCGTAAGGAGTATTCGGATCATTCGGGTTAGGACTCTTGCGAATAGTAATACGTGCGTCACAAGAGATACCTTTAACAGACTCCATCATTTCTCCAAGTGAGACACCAGCCAGATCAGAGGCATTCATCAGTTCTTTGATACGCTTCTTGAAGTAGCCCAGGCCTTGCTCAGTAGCCATGAAGGTTTCCGAGAACAGGCTGCCATCAGGAACCGGCGGCTCATTACCTGCTACAGAGACAGTCTGCTCTACCTTGTAAGAGATACGGATGCGCTGCTTCTCTACACCCGGCTCCTTCTTGGTTTCGCAAGTATCAACCTTACACTCTGTCACACCAAGGCGATACTCGCCAGCGGGCGGGTTATTAAAGTCAGGTGCATCCGGGATGGTATCCAGAGTAGCTTCCATCATTGCGCCGAGGTCGAGGGTTGCGTTAGTAGCTTCAGTCATGATATGTTTCCTTTGTTTGAGAGATTGTGGATTTGAGTTGCGTATATTTCTACTCGTTATAGATACTTCTTACAAAAGTTTATCCGTGATACGACTCATGGCATAAGTGAGTTTCGCATTAGCCATAGCAAGTTGGGCCACTGCATTGCTTATCTCAACTATACCACTCTGCCGAAGAAATAGCATTTCTTTTTTAGCTTCCTCCTTTCCTTGATACTGTCCTAATGACTTGCCTGTATCATAAGCCAGCTTATTCTCTTCAACTAATTGCCTCTTTGAGATAGTCACTTTAGGATTCCTCCTTCAATTAAGATAGCCTTCATGTCCAAGTTGGCACTCTTCTCTAGCAGCGCATTCACTCGGGAGCCTGTGATGCAATCAGTCTTATAAGTAGAGCCGGAGCCTGCTGCATGTTTGCCCATCTTGATCTCAGTATAGACTACTGTACCGAAATACTTCCCGACCTTGGAGCAGAATGCTTTGGTTCCTACTAGAGGATAGAGCTTGTCCTTCTTAACTCCATTGTGCTCTTCCTCAATTGGGATTACATGAGAGATCATTACAAAGTTAGTGAAGAAAGCGGCTTGCATTACTGAGAGAATATCCCCAAGCCACTTACTCTGTAGACCATACTCATCCCAACCAGGCTTGTATTCTAAAGGCTTACCAGCACAGGCCATATTCAAGGCTGAGTCTCCTAGCTGAGAGCCTGAGTCAATGACTACAAGATCATTGTGGGTGCAGTCCTTAAGGCAGAAGCTCTCACCAGTGAATTTCTTTGTGATCTTGTCTTGGCATTCTACACAAGAAACGCGGCCATGTAGATCACAGACTAGAATAGGTTCCTTAGAAGAGAACATCTTGAGGACAGTCTCAATAAAGCGCGGAGTCTCCCTAGTATCAGGGATTCTGTAGAGAGTGATCTTATCAAGCTGCTCAGGGGTGAGACCCATATGCAGAAGAGTCTCTGCTCCATTCTCTCCATCAATCCAGAAGATTCTGTTAATCTCTGGGACTGCTGCTGCTGTGCCAACCAGCTTAGTCTTACCAGTCTTAGGCGGGCCATAGAGTAGAATAGAATGGTTAGGCCGCTTGGCTGAAGCCTTGGCTAGGTCAGAGAGTTTCATTAGGAGTTTCTTCCTGATTGTCAGCGCTATTAGACATAGCTACTCGTGGGGTAAGAATGAAAGCTTTGTCAATAGCTTCGATGATAGTCTTGAGCCGATAGGATTCAAGATAGAGATCGTAGGTTTGCTCCAGAGCATCAGCTATCAGAGCATGGATTTCGTTTTCATAATTAGAGCCTTCAGTTGTTTGGTAGATAGTTTTAACAGGCATTTTATTTCTCCTTTTCTTGTGTCTATTTCGGTTTATTAGATTCTGCTGGAAAGCAAGCGACCTGTGTTCCATCTGCGGCAGAAGCTCGCCAAGTTCCATTAAGACACTCGACGAATTGAGCAGAAAGATTCGCGTGCTCTTTGATTTCCTGATAGAGAGCAATAGTAGCAGTCATAGCCCAGATGAAGAGGGCTATGATGGTAAGCTTCTCATGGTAGGATCGCTCTTTAACTACTAGAGTAGGAATCTTGGTCATGGCTGTTAGCTCTGAAGTTCTTCGACAATCAGATGTGTATAGCCTTCAATGTCTACCCAGCTATCTAAGTAATTACAATCCCCATTGAGAATGCGGCCAATCTTATGAGCTACCATTTCAAGTGATTCCTTCTGGGAATCTGAGAGGTTCTTCCAATTAGTGGAATCCACCATAGCGCGCTTGATATTCTGTGTGATACGAGCGTGCTCATTGAAAGAGCCGTAACGCTTGCCGCGTTCTTTGAGAGTAGCTTGAATGCTTGTCTTGGTTGTCATCTTTAGTTCTCCTTGCGTTAGGTTGCGTTAATTCTGTTTATGTGATCTTGAATGAGTGCTTCTAGTTCAAATGTGAATTGATATTCCTTTGTATCTTCTTCTACTTCTTCTGGCATCCTGTCGAATCCATGAAGCTGACAAGTGCCAAAGTGCTTACAAGGTCTATTGTATTGGAGACAAGCATCTCCTCGTTTAGGAAAGATACCTAGCTCCATCATCTCTGTAATATGCTTGACGTCTAAGCCTAGAGAAATGAACCAGTCTAGGCGATCATGTAAGGACTTAGAGAAAGAGTAGGGCTTAATGATAGGAGAGAAACCATTACCTGAGCCAAGTTGGCCTACGAAATAGAGAACATCGTAGTCGGCGTTTGCTTCTCCCACTACTTTGTCTAGGACAATTGAATAGGAGAGACATTGATCTGAGTTCTGATAGAGCGGCGAGAGATCGAGTAGCTTAAGGGCTGTAGTCTTTACATCCATGACAGCCACTCGACCAGTCCATTTATTCTTTAAGACCACATCCACATATCCTACGTAGTAGAACTTAGGATCAATCTGGAGACTGAAGGAGAGTTCAACTGCTGGCTTAGAGTTGAAGGTAAGAACTTCCCAGTCCTGAAGGAGATTATCCAGCTCAGGGATAGAGGCTATCAAGAGATTAGCTGCTACTGCCTCAGTTCGGACTGCGTCCTCTAGGATAGGGTAGTAGGCGAGCCAAAGGTCATAGAGAGCTTTGTCCTGATCTTGGTGAACTAGATAGGAAGCTACCCCTGCGCCATAGGCTGTGCCTAGGACAGTAGCTGGGTAGTGTTGTCTCTCAGTGCTCCCAAGAAGGAGGCGCTCAAGTTGATAAAAGCGCTCGCACTTGTTCAGGAGATTGAGAGAGGAATGAGAGAGGCGATAGAGGGACACGTTTATTTTCCTGCCTTAACCTGGGCTTTATCTTTGGGGATAAAGACTTGCAAGTGTGGATACTTGGTTGCCTTAGACTTCTTAGTTGAAGGAGCACAGAAGCCGGCCACGAAAGAAGTCGCTGCTGTCAGATTGCGGTGTTTCTTATTGGCTTTGCTTGGCATTATCTGACGCCCCTAAAATCGTATTCATTGGAACAACCTCTTCGTCGCCTGTGATAAAGAAGCAAGAACCATTCTCAGGATTCACAATTAGAACTTTACCATTTGCGAGAGACTCGCTGACAAGCGTAGAGTTAAGGAGATAAGAGACTGGTCTTGCACGAATGAATGTTCCTGTAAGACCTTTACGATGAAAGAGTTGCCCAAACTTCATATCCCTAGCTTGGAGAGTCGGCACTGGGGTTACTAGAGGCTGAAGAGAAAGCTCAGGGAAGAGCTTAAAAGCAATCTGCTGTAAGGTAGAGACTCGTTGTAAGAGATTCTCTAGAGATTGTTCTGCGTTTTCTTTTGTTTCTTTCTTTGCGGTCATTATCTTATTCCTTTATGTAGGGAAGCCTTCATCAATAGCTTGCTGGAGTTCCTCTTTCGTAAGCTGCTTGTTCTTCTTAGCAGGAGTCTTTCTTTCCTTAGGCTTATTAGCTTCTGCTATTGCAACTGAGACAGTCCTGCGTAGGTTACGGACTAGGATGCCTACGTCTTCATCTTTCATGAGAGCAGCAGCTGCGGGATTCTCTACTAACGCAGACTTGAGGGCTGCCATTTCATCCCCGAGAGACTCTTCAAAGAGAGCTTCTAGGTTCGCTATACGAACTGATATCTCACTAGCAAGCTGAGACATCTCTGGACTAGGTTGGGATACTTCTTGGTTCATATCTTGAGGCTCCTATGGATTAGTCAGGGAGATTATTCTCAGGAATTCGCATTCCCTTAATCTTTACAACACCCTTCTTAGTTACTGAAACTGAGAGATCAGTACAGCCGGGGAACTCTTGGGAAGGAATAGAAAGGAAGGTGATAGTAGAATTATCTAAAGCGAGTCCATTCTCTCTGAGCTTCTGGTTCTGCTTGTTCTTGTAGTTCTTGATACCAATCTTAGCCTTATCCTCATCCTCTACTGCGATGGTGATAATAACTTCTCCATTAAGGAGGGCAGACGAATAGATTTCCCCATAAGTGAGTTCATCTTCTGCTTGAGAGAGTTCATCCTCTTCGTCAAAGAGGTCTAGTTGATCTGACATGATTGTGGTTCCTATTAGAAAACAAGTGGAATGGACTGGACTTTTTTCACTTTACCGGATTCCGATTTTCGAGTCAAGTGAAATTTTTATTGCTTCTATTTACTTGAAATAATAGCTTTGAATCCCTCTTCATATTTGGCTGGAACAAAGAGATAAATATCAGAGAGAAGAAGCCAGAGCTGATGCAAATGCTGTGGAATCTTGGGTGGATTCTTTTCCATAAAGAGAGCAAAGAGAGCTTCCATATCTGTCTGAGGAAAAGTATTAAGGACATAGTAGCTAGGAGAGAGGAGCCAGCGAATGTATTCCCTTCTCTCTAAAGTGTTTAAGAAGTAGGGAGAGAGAAGGAAAGGAGTCCAAGCTGCTATGAAGAGAGTTTCTTCTGGCTCCGCGGAAGGAGAGGAAGAGCAGAATTTCTCTGCATCCTGCTCGAATCTTAGATAAAGATCATCAGAATCAAGTGAAGGAGAGGAAGATAGGAGCTTAATGGGATCAGTAAGGGATTCTGAAGATGCAGTAGATTCTATCGCATTCGCAGCTTCTGTTGATTGCTGGAAAGTTTTCGTGATAGTATCGGCAGTCTGAGTTATAGCAGGTGATTGTCTTAGGTTTCTCTGCTTCAGAAGGTCTCCCAGCTTGCTCATTATTGATATCCTTTTCTTTTGTTAGAAATCTAATACAACAGCTTTTGAAGAAGTCAAGTTGCTTCTCTTGTAGATCAATCTTAAGAGAGAGTTCAACGAGGGCCTTGGACTGTTCTTTGACTAGCTTCTGGAGGTAAGGAATTTCTTGGTTCATGGCGTTAATCTCCTAATTCTTCACGTTCAATAGCTTGCTTGACTTGGAATTCTGCCTCTGCGTAGGAGAGATGCTCTATCTCCTCTAAGAGTCTTAAGGTTGCTTGCCTTAGAGCATAACGGTAGTTATCCTTGTCTATTAGAAAGTCCTCATACTCTTGCTCGTTGATTGGATTCATTTTGTACATTGTATATTCTCCTGTCCTAGAAGTCCTGCATTGAAATAAGCTACTTTCTCTTTAAGAGTATTACCTTTGATACGTTGGGCAGCAATTGCCTTCTCAATCATATAATCTTTGGTTATAAGAACTAGCTGTTCGCGGGCTCGCGTGCAAGCTGTATAGAGAAGCTCTCGGAAGGCCATAATTGAATGGTCTTTATGTAGCATTACATAGACCTTTCTCCATTCACAACCCTGTGCTTTGTGGATAGTAAGAGCATATCCAAGGGAGAAAGACTGCGGAGAGAAGTCGCCAACCGCTGATAGAGTAACTGGGATTCCTGTCTCCATCATAAGGTCTACTATATGGGAGGACTGGCGCTTCTTCTCACTCTCTTCTGCCTGTGCTGCCAGTTGCTCGATAGAGATATTCTCATAGGAAGCTAGCTCGAATTCATCTGGTTCATCATCTGAGCCTAGTGCGCCAGTATATACACCAAAGCGTGAAAGATTAGTGGAAGCTTGCTTAGGCGCCCTTCCTACATATTCCATGTTCCGTTTAATAGAAGTGACAATTCCCACTTGCTTATTATAGAGAACCTTATCTCCTTCTGCTAGATAGAGCTTGGCGATACCGCAGATTAGCTCATAGACTACAGCATTCCTCTGCTCTCCTAGGAATTGTGAGATATACTTATTAAGAGAGTCTGTCCCTAGGTCTTGCTTGTTGAAGGGACTAAGGATAATATCTTGCTCGGGATCGTATTCACTAAGAGAATACCATTTCTTAAGAGATGCAGTAAAGGCTAGAGCCATCTTAGCCTGAGAGAATTGCTTATCTCCGCCACGGATAATCTTAGTGCCTTCATCTTCTGTTAACTTGTGATTGCCTGAGAGTATCTTGTGGGCGTTTTCCAATATAGAAGAGTCACCTTTCTGTCTATAGACATGCGTGAGTTCTATGATTGGGAGTTGAACTAGGGCATAGTTAAGAACAGAAGGGCCAAAGACTGGTGGGAGCTGATTGATATCACCAATGAAGATAATCTGGACATTAGTTCTAAGGGCATCAAAGAGCTGTTGCCATAGGTCTAAGCCAACCATACTGCTTTCCTCGATTATCAGATGTGTGATATCAAGGGGATTAGAAGCTGTCCGGCGGGGAACAAAGCGGAACTTCTCTTTATTCTCTTCATAATCGAAATATGTCTCTGGCTCGTATTCTAGGAGATTATGGATTGTGGTGATGTTGTGAGTTAGAATAGCTTCTAGTTCGGGGTCTTTATGAATGGCTCGACGCAGATTGCCTGCTGCTATCCTTGTGTAGGCTACAAAAGCAATGGACGGAGCATCTACTTTGATACCAGCGCCTTGAACACGGAAGGAATGAACTGATAGGAGATTCTGTGCTATTAAGGAAGCGGCTATCTCTCGCTGTGCAGTAGTCTTACCTGTGCCAGCGGCGCCAATTAGACAGAAGCTCTTACCTGAAAAGGCTAGGTCTTTGGCTAGGAGCTGTTCCTTGTTGAGAGAGATAGAGAGGGAGAATGTCTCGGCTTGCGGCGCTTCGCTTGCAATTTCTTGCGCTTGCTCTTGCTGCTGTTCTTCTATTTCCTTATACTCCTTGGCTTCTTGTTCGTGCTTGGCTTGAACTGCTGCATTGAGAGCTGCTATTCTTTCCTTGAGAGAGACTGGGATAGGCTTGCTAGCAGGGGCAGCTAAAGGAATAGGAGCAGTAGCAGGCGTAGCCTGTATTGGCGTAGAAGTGGTTCCTTCCAACTGGCCTTCGGCCTTGCGCTTCGCGGCTATTATCTCAGCCAGTGAGCGTTTAGGTTGAATTAGATTAGTTGTAGACATTTCTTAGATTCCTTAGACGTTAAGATGTGAAAGATTCTTAGCTTTTGCAAGCCAATCAGAATCAATGCAATCTTTACAGTTGATTTCATTCCTCTTATTAGGAAGGATTATATAGTAGGCATCTTTGGCTTCTACTTTATCCTTGCAACAAGCACAGTGCTGGAGAGCGCCGTCATCTTTAAGAGAAATATAGCATGGTGCATAGGCTTGTAATTGGTCTATAAAGAGAGTCATAATTAGATTCCTTGAATTAAGAGAACAATAAAATCCGCTATTGCTTCCACAGAGAGCCAGAGGATTAGAATGATAGCGAATTCTAGCCAGTAAGATTCTTTCTTATCAGTGCTCATGATCTGGTTTCCTCCAGTAGATAGTAGGATCAATAAGAGCAGGCTCTTTACCATCTAAATACCATTGTATGAGAGATTCTTTATGCCCAGGAATTATCTTATAAGCAAGACTTCCATTAAACATATTCTCATATTTAATAATAGCAATGATGTTATCCTCAGGGAATTCCCCTGCTATGATTCGATCTGCTATTGTCTTATCAACTGTGCTCATTATTTAGCTTCCTTCTTAATTAGCTCTTCCATCTCTTCCTTTGTCTTAAACTTCCTAGCTACTACATAATAGCCAGTTGTTCTATATTGGAAAGAGAGGATAGCAGGGATAGGCGCGTTAGGAGAGTCTTGAATGGCTTTGACTAGCTTGTAGTCTGTTAGCAGGATATAAGGCTTACAACGGTCGGCACTTTCATAGAGAATGCCATTCTGTAAGTCTAAATAGGATAGGTTTCTAGCCTCTAGGTGGGAGCTTCGGATATCCTTATAGTCGATTCCGAAAGTGTTACGAGCGAGAGAAGTAGAGGACATAATCAATTCTCTTCTGTCTTGTCTAGGAAATCAGCGTCGAGAATCTCGGCATCGAATTCTTCCTCTTCTTCCCAAGTAAGAGTATTAGGATCAAGGTCGAGTTCTGATACTTCTGGGTCATCTTCTAGGAGTTGCTCATTATTAAGGGCTTCCTCGGCTGCTACTTCTGCGAAGAGTTCTGCTAAGAGAGCTTTGGTTTCCTTGGCTGTTGGCTTGCTAGGATTACTGCTAATAGTCGCGGGAAGCGGGGACGCGGTTGGCACTTCGTGCGCTTTAGTAAGCTGCTCTCTTCTTCTAGCAATTGTCTCTGATATGGATAGCTTTTTAATAGCGAGAGAAGCAGTTCCTACAAAAGAATCACTAGCGGATTCCATCTCACTGTCAAGCTGCGAGATCGTAATTCTCTCTTGCATGGTTCTATTTGCTTTGCAGGAGATAAAGATATCCGCTAACCTTGTGGCATTGCCATTGGGAATGGTAGCAAGGAAGGCTAGGAGGGAATCTCTTACGTCGTCCGGTGTATAGATTAGGTTGGAACCTTTGATGGCATTCTTGAAAATAGCTATATAGCGAATAGGAAGGAAGCCATCTTCGATTAGGAAACCTAGTAGGTCACGGGCTTCACTTCTAAGAGAGAGGTCGATAGAAGAATGAATGATATTATTAGATTTAGCCGGCCTCACTTCTGCGGGTTGATAGCGTTGAAAGCTTCTAGTCTCTTTGTCTGCTAGGGCTTTCCTGGCTGTTATGAGCCAATCAGATAGACTAGCAGTAGAGAGATCAATAGCAGGGATTCGCTTACTTTCCCGAATAGACAGGTCAGATAGGAAGCGAATGGAAGTAATAAGGGAAGCAACAGGAAGGAATGAGAGCTTTAGGGAGAGTTCAAAGTAAGTGGTCTTATCCTGCTGATGTAGATTCTTGGCTTCTAAGAGAGACAAGAGTAAGAGGGAAAGGGAAGCAGTAGGAACGGTTTGGAGTTCCTTGTAAGAGAGAGAAGCAAAGCTTGAGAGCGTTAGATTGTTTTTGTGGCTTGTATCCATGATAGGTTCCTCGTTTTAGGTGCTGCCGGTTTATGGTATTGTTACTTGCGAGCATAGCGAGCAACAGGGCGATTTTATCATGGGAGGAGGGAGAAAGTCAAGAAATTTCGATCAATTTTTTTGATGGGTGTCTTGAAAATCGAGGAACTTCCCGATATACTTGTTTGGAAGGGTATCCAAAACCATTCCGGGATATTTCGATGCCTGCCCTCTTATTAGTCTATCCACCTTAGTTAGTAACTACTGCGAGCGTAGCGAGCAAGCCTGTTTTGTTCTTATATGTGTGTAATCAAATTTTATTTTTAGAATTTAAATATAGGGATTAGTCTATTTATAGGTTGATATAATAAGGACTGTAGAATATAGATAGTGGATAGGAGATATATCTGAGATGCCGGAATTATCTGGGGAACGTTTTGGATACCCTTCATTTATAGCAGTTCTGCGACTTTTTGAATTTCCCTGATTTTCTGATTTTTACTTTATTAGAGAAAGAGAAGATATGAGAATAATTCCTGATAGCACAAATTGGAGAACAGGAGATCAAGCTTATAAACGATCTCTACAACAAAAGAGATATAGAGAAAGGCAGAAGAAGAGAAAAGAAGAAGCTCTCTTCAATCTAAATTTAGCTTATGATCCATTTGATAAGAGAGTTAAGCCTATAAAGATTAAAGCAATTAGAATCCCAGAGGAGAAAATAAAATGAATGCAATAGATTATAAAAATCTGTCATTAACTAAACTAGCAAATCTAGAAGCTCACGAGAAGCTAGTGAGAGAAGAACTAGGACAGGAGTTCCCAGGCGAAGAAAGCCGAGCGCAACGAGCTGAGAGAATGCGGCGACACGCTAAACAGAATGCAAAGGATAGAAGAGAGATAGAAAAGAACTATAAGCCTCATAGAATACAAATTCCAGAGAATAGAAAAGATTGATTGGTATTTATATTCCTAGTAGTCTAGAATCGGAATCCGTAATTGATGCAGTGGAGACAGACATGGCGACTTACACCCTCTTTTTGATCAGACCCGAAGACGATGACTCCGTACCGGATGGCATGGTGGATGTCCATGATTCGTTCGGCAACAGCTATGGACCGTTCGCGACGGCGTCAAAAGCCGTAGCGTTCGCCGCCGAAGAAATCGAAGGGCAGAAGCTCATCGGAAATGAGGTTTCCTTTCCGTGACTACGCATACCCAGAAAGTCCCAATGACCTTGGCGCTTGTCAAGCTCTTAAAGCAAGTTGGCTTCTATGCTTTCAATAGGTGGGCAAAGAAGCAGGGCTTCTTGCTGGCCTATGTGCTCTACATTCATCGTTTAGCAGCTAACGAAAAAAACACTTGACCCCGCTGCGCGAATGGAATAGAATTGTTTCTCCAGTTTGCAAACGGGCAGCGCCTCCCCGATCAGGGGCGCAACAACTAAGGAGCTTCAATCATGAAATCGTTTAATATGGAAGTCAGCAAAAAAGAGAATGGCGCTTATGTCCTGCAAGGTGCTGTTAGCGTGTTCTATCCTTTGCTTGATGAGATGGGCCTTGCTATCGAACCTGAGAAGTTCGACGATGATGGCTTCCCGTCCTATGCTGATGAGCGCGTTCAGTACCTCTTTGATGCGATGCTTGCGGCTGTTAAGGCTTCGGCGCGTAACAAGCTGGTCAGCGGTACCGTGGAACTGAAGGACGGCAATAAGATCGCTGAGAGCGTAGAAGAACTGCTGGCCACTGGCGAGCGTTCCGGTGCTGCTCTGGCCTTGCGTCGTGAGTTCTTCGCTGCTGTTAAAGACTATCTGCCGAGCCTTGGTAAGTCGCAGGCTTATGTCGCGCAACTGTATGACATTATCAGCAACGTGAAAGGCATCAGCGCGCAGTCGGCAGCACGCAAGAGTCTCATTAGCGAGACTGTCGCTGGCTTCGCTGCCGGCCTTGATGCTGCCAAGCTGGATGCCTATGCTCGTATCTTCAATCAAATCGAGGAGCAACTCGAAGCCGAGAGCGAACTGCCCGAGTAAGTTCTACGAGCCTAATTCCTTAACCTAACAAGCCGCCTTCGGGCGGTTTTATTTTGCCTATTACTTATACTCAATGACCTATAATAAACTTCTACTAGACAGACGGAATAGACTGGGGGGCGGTCGGCTTTTTTGAAGTTCGCGCGCGGGGTTCTATTAATAGCCTCCCTCCAGTTTTCCTAAATTTTTACCAAACTTCTAAGCCTAGCTACTTGCTTCGCAAGAGTTACTTGCTGCGCAAATGCTCCT